CTTTTACAGTCTTGGCAAGCAACACACAATTTAAGGCTTAAACCATGCCATTACAAGCAACTTCTGGTGCGGCTAGTTACGATGCCTTTGGTGGTGGTGTTCCTGTTGTGCCTAACTACATTGAGGATGTGTTTAGCACATACCTTTACACAGGTACAGGCTCTGCACAAACTATTACCAATGGTGTTGATTTGTCTACTAAGGGTGGATTAGTTTGGGTAAAGAATCGTTCATCAGCAGTTCAACACTTTCTATTTGACACAAGTAGGGGTATGGGTTTTGCTAGTCAATCACCTTTTCTTAGCACAAACTTAACAGATGCACAAACAGACGCGGGCACAAATTACATTCGTGCTGACACAACAGGCTTTTCTTATGGGTCTGGTGCATCTGGGTCAGGTGTTAATGCCGCACCAAACAACTACGCCTCATGGACATTCCGCAAGCAACCAAAGTTCTTTGATGTTGTGACTTATACGGGGTCGGCATCTGCTCAAAACATTGCTCACAATTTAGGTTCAACACCCGCTTGCATTATCGTTAAAAAAACAAACGATACGTCTATTTGGCCTGTTTATCACGCCTCGCTAGGCGGTGCTGACAAATTCCTACTTCTAAATGCCACAGACGCAGTTGATTCAGCCGCAAGCCTTTGGAATAACACAGCACCAACAAGCACTCAATTTACTGTTGGTACAAGCGGAAGCACCAACGGTTCAGGAAACACTTTTGTAGCCTACCTATTTGCCCACAACGCAGGAGGCTTTGGCCTAACTGGTACAGACAATGTGATTTCGTGTGGCACTTTTACGCCATCAAGTGGTGAAGCAACTGTCAACCTCGGATATGAACCACAATGGATTCTTTGGAAAAACGCAGATGGTGCTTATGGTTGGTTTTTGCTAGACAATATGCGAGGGATTGCAACTGGCGGTGATGACCAAAGATTGGTTGCAAACAGCTCAAATGCAGAAGGCGCTGCCGAGGTTTGTTCATTAACCTCAACTGGGTTCAAAGCGATTGGACAAGTTAGCGGACACAATTACGTTTACATAGCCATTCGCAAAGGCCCGATGAAAGTGCCTACGAGTGGGACTAGTGTGTTTACACCAACTTTAGCAACTGGTGGTGGTTCTGCAATTGACCCAACATATCCGTCTGGTTTTCCAGTAGATGCAATTATTCGTTCTTATAAACCTGGGGGTTATTCGTTTTTCCCAATGGCAATGGACAGACTTAGAGGGGCTTCACCTTATTTAGTGACATCATCAACAGCAGCAGAAGTAGCAGATACTGGGTGGCGTTTTGATAGCATGACTGGTTTTTATGAACCTGGTGGAGGACCTAACAGCAATGTTATTGGTTGGATGTTCAGACGTGCCCCTAGCTTTTTTGATGAGGTTTGCTATACAGGGACAAACCCAACAGCGCAAAACCTTAATCACAATTTAGGCGTTGTCCCTGAGTTAATGATTGTTAAAAAACGAGGTGGCACTCAAGATTGGGCGGTTTATGCAACAAGCCTTGGTACGGACAAACTTATCTCGTTAAATACTGATGGCACTCCATCTACAAGCGTAAATTACTGGAACGACACAGCGCCAACAGCTTCAGTATTTAGCGTTGGAAATAGTGGTTTTACAAATTTAAACGCCACAACTTATGTCGCCTACCTATTTGCCACTTGCCCCGGCGTGTCTAAGGTTGGCTCATATACAGGAACAGGAACGACACTTCAAGTTAACTGTGGCTTCACAGCAGGTGCTAGGTTTGTCCTAATTAAACGTACTGACTCAACTGGTGATTGGTATGTATGGGATACAGCACGAGGAATAGTAAGTGGTAATGACAGCTATCTTTTGTTAAACTCTACTGCGGCAGAGGTTACAAACACAGATTACATTGACACCTATTCTGCTGGTTTTGAAATCAGTAGTACAGCCCCTGCTGCAATCAATGCTTCAGGCGGTTCTTTCATCTTTTTTGCGGTGGCCTGATATGACTAAAGATAAATTCAGAAAATGCTACACGCAAAGCAAGACTGATGCTAAGTGTCGAGGTATTGACTTTCTGTTTACTTTTGAGGAATGGAAAGATTGGTGGATTTCTACTGGAAAGTGGGATAAGCGTGGCAGAACTTCTGGATGCTATCAAATGTGCAGAACTAATGATGTTGGCCCATATTCTTTAGGCAATGTTTACTGCGACACCATTGAAGCAAACAGTGGGCTTCCTCATGCTGGTGTTACTAGACCCTTAGAGTGGTCAGCAAAGATAGCAAATTCTTTAAAAGGAAAAGCTAAGTCAGCTTCTCACGCTAAGTCTTTGGCATTTTCAATGCTTGGCAAACAGTACAAAACACCTGCTGGTGTATTTCAGACTTCAGCAGAATGTGAACAAGCAACTGGTGTTAAACGAGCAACTGTCATGTGGCGTTGCAAGAATAATTACCAAGGTCATTGGTCTTACGCATAAGGAACATCATGCAAATTAGAATTCGTGAAACAGGCGCAGTCATGTACGAAGCAGAATTTCGTGCATATCAAAAAGCCAATGGTGGCCCATCATGGGAAACAACAACAACTGAAGTCTTAACGGCTTTGGGTGCTGATGTAGTCTTTGAAGGCCCACAAGCAACAGGTGGGACTGTTTATCAATACTCTCAAGCCTCTGGTGTTGAGCAGATTGATGGTAAGTGGTACACAAAACACATCCTTGGACCAGTGTTTACCGATACAGCTGCCACTGAGACAGAGCCAGCCAAGACTGCTGCCGAGAATGAGGCTGCATATAAAGCCACTAAAGATGCAGAACAGGCCAAATCTGTGCGCACCACACGCGACACCAAGCTGGCCGAATGCGACTGGCGCGTCATCAAGGCTGCTGAGACTGCAACAACATTGGATGCAGCCTGGGCAACTTATCGCCAGGCGCTGCGTGATGTAACTGGCCAGTCTGGATTCCCTTGGACCATCACATGGCCTGATGCGCCTTAATGAATCATGGATGCCGATGTTGACAAAAGGCTTGCCGTGCATGAAGCAATCTGTTTAGAGAGATACAACAACATAGACAAGTCATTGCGCGATGGGGACAAGCGCATGACGAAGATTGAATATCTTCTCTATGCGGTAATCATTGCCGTTTTGTTTGGACCAGGGGTAGCTGCCGAATTCTTCAAGAAGATTTTCGGGCTATGAAAGACTGGGCCGTGGCAATCATTGCTGCGGTCTGCATAACTGTCTTTGTCATTTGGGGCAGTTTTGTCATCATTTTGATGTGGCCGTGATCTATGCTCTAGTCTTATTAGCAGCTGCCGAATATCGATGCATCAGGTGGACATGGACCGGTGATGTTTACAATCGAAGGGTTGTTTGCCTTGAATGGAAAAAGGTAGAAAAGAAATGATTCCCATCGATCCTCTAACAGCCCTAGCAGGGATACAAAGCGCCATTAGCATGGTCAAGAAGGCAGCAGGTGTTGCCCAAGACCTTGGCTCACTCGCGCCAATGATTGGCAAACTTTTCGATGCCAAGTCAACTGCTACCAAGGCAATGCTTCAAGCCAAGCAGTCTGGCAAAGGCTCCAACATGGGAACGGCCTTGCAGATTGAGATGGCACTGGAGCAGGCCAGAGCCTTTGAGGAAGAGCTGAAAATGCTCTTTATGCAGACCGGCAAGATCGATGTCTGGAACAAGATCAAGGCGCGCCAGGCTGAAATGGACCTTGCTGATGCCAAAGAATTGAGCGCATTGAAAGCCGCAGATAAGAAAGCCAAAGAAAAAGAACAAGAGATGAACGAGCTGGCCATGATCATTGGCGGCTGTGCTTTTGTCTTGTTTCTGGTGTTTGTCGGTGTGAATGAATTGATGACATTCTGCGAGACAACAAGAAGGTGCGGTCGGTGAATGAGTACCAGAAGACCTTTGACCTATGCCTCAAGATATTCGTTTACGGGTGTGTGGCTTTATAGTTTCTTGGGCTGCTCAAATTTTTGCCGGATGACTTATCGGACCGGATCGTTAATTTACTGCTGGGTAGAATAGGATTAGGCAAATGAGATATCTATTGCTTCTTTTACTGCTGACTGGCTGCGAAGATCGCTACAGGTACAAGTGCCAGAATCCTGACCATTTCCATGCGCCAGAGTGCCAGAAGCCAAAGTGTCTATTCACTCAGCAATGTCCAGAGTATCTGGTCGCACCCATACTGGAGAAAAAAGTTGATGAAGTTAAACCTAACAACTGAAGAGATCGAGGTCAGGGTCTGGGGCTTTGTGGTCATTGCGGTGACTTGCATTCTCTGCTTCATTGTGGTGGCGCTTTTGTACTCAGTGACCTTTGTCACCCAGCCCATCAAATCAATGGCCCCCATTGACCAGGCCTACGTTAAGATGATGAACGACATTGTTCTGTTAATCGTTGGTGGAATCGGTGGAGTTATTGGCAAGCGGGCAATGACTTCTAGGCAGCAGCCGCCCATGGGCCAGCAGCCGATATGCCAGCCCATGCAAGGCGGCTATGGCCAATATGGCTACAGCAACAATCACGGCTTTAACGCCACCACCAATGGCATCCCAAACCAGCCATTTGGCGCCATGCCAAAGTGGACCAACCCAGAGCTTGATGAGTCATGGACTCCTGGTCCACCACCCACAACGCCACCGGACCATCTTGAGGATGACCATGAGCGCGAGCAATTGGCAGCGGCCAGACAGGAGTCAGAATAATGTTTGGCATTCCATTACCCTATATCGCCCTGGCAATCGGCATTGCCTTGTTTGGCTCTTATCGAGGTGGCTATCACTTTGGCTGGGAAGACAGGGACAATGACATGAAGATTGCCATTGCCAAAAAGAATGATGAGGCCAGAGCCAAAGAGGCAGAGCTAGGCACTAAGTTGATTGACCAGGAAACGAAACTCAGAAAGGCCCAAGATGATGTCAAGAAAAAACAGTCTGCTATGCATGAGCTTGCTCGCACTGGCCGGCTGCGCCTCCCAGCCCCAAGTTGTCCACAAGCCAATGCAAGTGCCACCATTGCCATTGGAAATCCACAACCCAGCCAGCCCGATGAAAGCGAACTTGAGCGACAGACTATTGCAACTCTTATCGACATCGCAGCCGAAGGAGACAAAGCCATCACCAAGCTCAACGCCTGCGTCAGCGCCTATGAAGAAGTAAGGAGAATTGTCAATGGTCAATAGTGAGCAATTAGCACGGCTGCACATTGGCCCAGAGTGGGTCGATGCGCTTAATGAGACTTTTCAGCGCTTTGACATTTCAACGCCCCTGCGCCAGGCTGCCTTTATTGGCCAG